GGAGACAAGTGTCTTCAACTAATGTATGAGCAAGTTCATGTTACTGTTAATCAAGTGATGGTTCCAGAAAAGTTCTACGAACTATATGATAGAATGGCTAGACTACGTGCTCGAGGTATTAATGTTACTCTTAAACCCCAGTCCGACCCGACTGCTTCCAGGATTGTTGATGGATATACAGAAGAGCAAATTAGAATCATGCAAGAAGGATTCCCTCAGCATGCCAACGGCGAAGAAACATATCAAATAGCCTTGTATGATGCAGATGATAAAGAATACCTTTTCGATCAAGCAGAACGTTTTAATGCGTTTGGATTTAATAAATTCAAAGATTGGACTTGCAATTCAGGATATCAAAGTGTTATAATAAGAGGTAACGAAGTCAAAAGAAGCTACAGTTGTCACGACATTCCACTAGGAAACTTATTAACTGGCTTTGATTTATTTAAGGAACCACGTCGCTGTATTACGCCTAGTTGTGTTAGCAGTGCAGACTCAAAGATACCAAAATGCAAATAGATACAGAGTACTTACACTACTGGATGCAGGCTATAAGACAAAGTCCTAACCCAATGCGCACAATGGATGCATTCTGGAGTGGCCAACTTAAAAGCAAAGAGTGGCTGATTACCAACCTAAGAAAAAATGTTAATACTTTTATTAGTATAGACATCCACGGAGGTTGGGTTGGGGTATTAGCTAGTATGTTGTTCCAAAGTTCAATTCCCATAAAAAATATTCGTAGCGTTGACATCGATCCAACATGCGAATCTATTGCTACTATGATGAACAAGCAAGAAGAGATGGTTGGTAGATTTCGTGCGGTAACCGCAGACATGTGCGAGATACGTAGCGATGCTGATGTTATTATTAATACCAGTTGCGAACATATTACACAAGACGAATTTGACTTGTGGAAAACCGGAGTGCCATACGGTAGTTTATTAGTATTGCAAAGTAATAATTATGACATTCCAGAACATGTACGTACTGCAAGCTCGTTAGAGGAGTTTAAACAACAGTGCGACATTAATGTGATATGGGCAGGAGAATTAGAATTGCCCTTATACACAAGGTTTATGGTTATAGGTCGTAATGTTTAATTTTAATCAACTACAAGATATACATTTTGAAATAACTAATCGCTGCCAAGCAAGTTGCCCGATGTGTAGTCGTAACTATCACGGCGGCCTAGAGAACCCGCTAATAGAAAATCGTGATTGGACTGTAGAAGATTTTAAAACTATAGCGTCTGATAAAGTATTGAATCAATTAAACGGATTTTATTTCTGCGGCAACTTCGGCGATCCTATTATCAACGATGATTTGATTGAGATGATTGAACATGCAGTAAGTGTAAATCCAAAATTAAATATACGTGTACACACAAACGGTAGTGCAAGAAAAGCACAGTGGTGGGAACGGTTAGCTAGTGCCCTGCCCGAAAGACATAATGTAGTGTTTGCAATTGATGGATTAGCAGATACCCACCAGTTATATCGTATAGGTACGCAGTATAATACTATTATACGAAACGCAACAGCATTTATAAATGCTGGCGGCCATGCAGAATGGTGCTTTATAAAATTCAAACACAACGAACATCAAGTAGAAGAAGCACAACATAGAGCTACTAAATTAGGGTTTTCTAGATTCACAGAGAAAAATAGTTCAAGATTTATAGGTGAGCCAAAGTTTCCCGTTTACAACAAAGACGGTGATACAATTTATCATTTGGAGCCTCCGTCGACGTCAGAACTCCCATACATTTCTAACAAGCTAGTAAAGAATTACAAGGAAATACTAAAAGATATCGAAATAGAATGTTATGTGCAGCAAACAAAAGAAATATATATTGATGCGTACAGGAAAGTTTTTCCTTGTTGTTTTTTAGCAAGTGCGCCTTATAACTATGTTAAATTAAATGATATAATTGCGCCAGTGCGTAAAGACATGTTAGATCAATACAATAGTCTAGTTGACGATCTTGGCAATACAAATGCATTAGAAAAAACATTAGAAGAAATAATCGATTCGCCTGCTTGGCAAACTGTTTGGAAACAGTACTGGAAAGAAAATAAATTAATCACCTGTGCAAAGACTTGCGGTAAGTTAAAAGAAATACCTAGGCCTAAAGATCAGTTTATTAACATAATAGGATTAAAGAATGAATAAAGATTGGTACAACCCGCCTGATAGCCAATTAGGAAAATATCAACGAGAGTTGGAACAAGTTGCAGGATCTTCAACATTCTGTGTACTACCGTGGATACATTTTGCAACTAGACCCAACGGTGACATGCGATTGTGCTGTAGTGCTAACGCTAGCGGTGCTGGTGATGACCATGAAGTTGGCCTAGTAAAAATGGAAAATGGAAGTCCAGCAAACTTTGGTAAACATACTCCGATGGAAGCATGGAATAACGGCTATATGAAAAGTGTGCGTACAACTATGCTTAAAGGAGAAATACCTGCAAGTTGCCGCAAATGCTATAAAGAAGAAAGTGTTGGAGTTGTTAGTAAACGCATTTGGGAAACGCTAACCTGGCACAATGACGATGTTGATATTCCAGAACTTATCCGACAAACTAAAGAAGACGGAACAGTACCAGAAACATTAGTATACTTAGATCTACGATTAGGTCACACTTGTAATATTAAGTGCGTGATGTGTAGCCCGCACGATTCAAGTAGATGGGTTGCAGATCATAAAAAGTTAATTCCGATACTACAAGATCCTGAAGTCAAAAGACAAATGCAATGGGACCAAAAAGAGTTTAATAATAAGTGGCATGAGAAAGATACGTTCTGGGAAGAAATGTATAGACAAATCCCTAACCTAAAGCAAGTTTACTTTGCAGGCGGCGAACCGTTAATGATCAAAGAACATAAGAAATTTATTGAAGAAATTATCCGACAAGGATATCAAGATAAGATTTTACTAAGATACAACTCGAACGGATTACTAGTAGATGAAGATCTACTTGAGTTATGGAGTAAATTTAAAAAAGTTAAGTTTGCAGTTAGCATGGATGCAAGTCATGGCCGTGATGAATATATAAGATACCCTACAGATTTTAAAACGGTAGAGCGTACATTACGTCTATTGGACAATACTCCTGATAACATTCAAACTAGTCTTGCAACAGCAATACAAGTATTCAATGTAAAACATCTGCCGGACTTTATGAAATGGAAACTAGAAAGCGGATTTAAAAAACTAAACAGCGGCAATGTCCCAGGCAATGTACAAATGGGAGGAGGACTAGTGAACATGCACTTGTTATACATTCCAACATTCCTAAGCATACAGATATTGCCTAAAGAAGATAAGCAGGAAGTTGAAGAACGATTTATGGACTTCAAAGACTGGTTGTGGAAAAACTACAGACAGGATAACGACTACTGGAAAGTTAATCCGTATGGTTGGAAACGTTGGGAAGCAGTTCTTAAACATATGAATGCTGCCGACAACAGTCATTTGCTGCCCGGATTTAAAGAATATGTAAACAAACTAGATGCTATCCGTGGGTTAAATGCCGCAACAGTATTTCCAGAACTAGCACACTTATTATAATCTGCTTATAGGCGGATGATTAAATTCTTCTGGCATTATATTTTTTGTTACAATAGATTGAACAACCTGTTCCCAACATGCTGTAAACTTTCTAGCATGTTGGCTTAGTGTATTATCTGGATATATAGCATCTATATATTGTAAGTGTTCTAACGGAGTACAATGTGCATCACCAAAATTTGCGGTGGCTCTTTTATACGCATGTCCGTCTCTAATTACATCTATTATTGAGTATTCAATTTTACCGTATACTTCTCTATATAGATTTAATACATCTACATCACATGCATATACCTCTGTAATTTCTCTATTGTCGCATAGGTCTCTGTTCAGCTGAACATATCTTGCAACGAAATAATCTAAATCTCTTTCGTAAGTATAAGCATCTCTGAGAATAGCCTCTTCGTCGATATTACAAATAGAGTACATGCTAAAGTTAGCCCAGTCTACATTTTTAGAATTTAAAAATTCCTGAGTAGCTTTTATATAAGCCATGTCTCTAATTAAATTCCCGCGGCGATCTTGTCCAAATTTCTTAACCCATGCTTTGCCGTATGTTTTTTCTTTAGTTTGTGGTGGATCACAAATCCAATCAAAGTTGATATACCTATCTTCTCTATCAGGGCCTGACCACATTACTAATATTATATCATCAGCAGTAAACTTATTTTTAGCATCACATTCCATAATAGAATTAAAAATGAAATGATTGCCTGCGCCGGGTTTACCCCAGTTTTCGTAATACGGCACATCTTGTCCGATAATATCAGCCCATGTCGGCCAATGGTATCTAGTATAGCTACATCCAAATACAAACATTCTTTTGTATTTTTCTATTACTAGATTATTAATTTTCATAATTTGTTTTTGTTAGAGGTATATCAGCAGCACATGTACAGGAGTTTCGAGTGCATACTACCTGCTCACAGGGAACAATAAAACTTCCATTGTATATGTTACCTAAACTACCACCTACTCTACAAGTAGCACGATGAACATCACCGTCCCAGTTAATCATTAAGCTCTCAAGACCAGCATTGCATGACCAGCCCTTAAAGTTGTTCTTATGCAATTTAATAACATCGTTTGCATGAATAACTTCGCCATCATCTATTCTACAGTTAGGTTTGGCAGTTGCGTCTTGTGCAATAATCCATTCTAAATCCTTGCCGGCGTAGCGCATATCGTCGAACACATTGTGATCACCTTCGGTCCATCGTATTCTACGCACAGCAAACTTAATACCCTTCTCGCGGAACTGGTTAACTACCTTACGAACATCTTCCATATGTTCGTGGTGTGCCATTACATTGACAAAGAAATCTGTTTGAGTCTCATCATAAAACTGGTTAATTGTTCTAAC